TAACCCAGAAATATTGCCAGAAGATCTGGTATCTTATTTTGATGAGGAAGATTTAAGGGGATAAATAAAACATAGAAATCTAACGGTTGTCAGAATAAGATGCCTCTTAATAAGCTTGAGAACTTTATCAAGAATGCCGAAGGTCGCATTCTTTACGTTAACCCTAACGACCTTGACTCTACTGATGGTATTGAAAACCAGGGTAATTCGTTAACCAAACCCTTCAAAACTATTCAGAGAGCATTGCTGGAATCGGCAAGATTCTCTTACCTGAGAGGTGATGATAACGATCTGGTTGAAAAGACCACTATTCTTGTGTTCCCTGGTGAGCACCTGATTGATAACAGACCTGGTTATGCTATTAAGGACGTTGCAAACGTTGCAACTGCTGTTGCTCCTGGTGGTGCAGAAACTTTTGCAGGATCTGAACTAACTCTTACCCTCAATTCAAACTTTGACCTCACGCAGGAAGATAATATCCTGTATAAGTTTAATAGTATCAATGGTGGTATTATTATTCCTCGTGGTACTTCTGTTGTTGGTCTAGATTTAAGAAAGACCAAGGTTAAACCTAAGTATGTTCCCAATCCAACAGATCCTAACGTACCAGAATCAGCAATCTTCAGAATTACTGGTGCTTGTTACTTCTGGCAGTTCACCTTCTTCGATGGCGATGAAACAGGATTGGTATATACTGACCCAAGAGACTTCTCAGTAAATAATAGATCTGTTCCCACATTCTCCCACCATAAACTCACTTGCTTTGAGTATGCTGATGGTGTCAATATACCTGCTGGATATGACATCACTGATCTTGATATGTACTACAGCAAGGTCAGTAATGCTTTCAATAGAGCATCTGGTAGAGAAATTGATCAGAAGTTCCCAGCATCTCCAGATTCATTTGCTAAGCAAAGACCTGAATGGGAAATTGTTGGAGCATTTGCATCTGATCCTGTTAAGATTAGTAGAATTATTTCTGGTGATGGTGCAACCCCTGGCAATATTGTTACCGTTACAACTCAATTACCTCACGGACTTAACTCTGGAACACCAATTAAAATCCGTGGTATCAACATTGCCGACTATAACATTTCTACGAAAGTTGTCAATGTTCTAAGCGATACTGCATTTACATATTCATTACCATTCGTAAGATCTAACCTCCCTGCTGGACCTGGAGCAGGTCTTGCACCTGGAGCAGATGGTAGTGTAACTATTGAAACTGACACTGTATCAGGTGCATCTCCGTATATCTTCAACGTATCTCTCCGTTCTGTCTATGGCATGAACGGTATGCACGCTGATGGTAGTAAGGCGGATGGTTTCCGTTCTATGGTTGTTGCACAGTTCACCGCTGTGTCCCTCCAGAAGGATGACCGTGCGTTCGTTAAGTATGATCCTACCAGCAGACTTTATGGTGGCATAGCGATCAATAGAGTAGCAGCAGATAGGCTCTCATCTGAGTCATCTTCGACAAATGATCAGACTATATTCCACTTAGATTCTGATGCTGTCTATAGAGAAGGGTGGCAAACCAAGCACATCAAGATGTCGAACGATGCGGTCATTCAGATCGTTTCGGTCTTCGCTATTGGTTTCCATAAGCACTTTGAGTGTTTGAGTGGTGGTGACGCTTCTATTACCAACTCAAACTCCAACTTCGGTCAGTTCTCACTGGCAGCAGATGGATTTAAGAGAGATCCTTTTGGTAAGGATGATAAAGGTTTCGTCACTAATATTATCACACCTAAAGCACTTGTTGATGATGATATTGATATTGAATGGGTTCAGTTTGATGTTGAGAAGACAAAGACCGCAAATCCAAATGGAGTATCTGGTAATACCACTGGTATTGACAGTCATTTGTATCTCTTAGGATATAAAAATGAGGATATTCCACCCCCAATCATTTCTCAGGGTTATAGAATTGGTGCAAGAGTTGGTGATAAAGTTTACTTGGAAGATGATACCAAGTTTGCAGAAATCTTTATGACTGATGGTCCTGTTAATGCTTCTAACAGGATTGCAGATGGTACTAATAGCTCAGTCAAACTTTATACAGATGTAACTACATCCAATCCACTGAATAGACCAGAAGTAACCATCTATAATACAACACAACATAATCTAAAGAATGGTGAATCCATTCGTATCTTCAGTGAAGATGGTGACCTTCCAGAGGGATTAGAAGAGAACAAGGTATATTATGCTATCACAGCAGAGAGAAATCCTGGTCAGGCAAATGGTAGACCAGATAATGTTACTCTCACTGGTTCACAGATTCAGATTGCATCTTCTGTTGCAAACGCAGAATCACAAACTCCCATCTATATTTCAACTTATGGTGGTACTAAGTTAAGAATTGAAAGTAGAATTTCTGATAAGAAAGCAGGTGAATTGGGGCATCCAGTGCAATGGGATCCAAATGAGGGACAGTGGTTTATTCACACAAATTCAAACAGCACCTTATATCAACATATCAGAACTCTTAGCACACCTGAGTCTGAAATTTCTTATCTTAAGAGAAAAGAAGATAATAGAAGTCTTGATGATAAGATCTATAAGTTACGTTATGTTGTACCCAAAGAACTGGTCAACACAAGAGATCCCGTACCTGGATTTGTTCTTCAAGACTCCGCAGTTACAAATGTAAGAGAAGTAACTGATTTTACTGCAACTAGTATTACTGAGCAGGATTATGACTTTGATCGTAATAACAGGTTCATTTCAACCTGCACTCATAGTAATGCAACCAATCTGATTTCTATCAGATCTGATAAACCACACGAACTTAAAGTTGGTGATACTGTAATTATTAGTGATGTTCAGAGTACGACTAATACAACTGCAAAACCAACTTTAGGTTTCAACGGTACCTTTAAGGTTGAAAGTGTTGACAATGATAAGGAGTTTAAGACTTCTGATAAAGATATTTTCGGAACCGAACACGCTCCTGGAGATATTACCAATCTTGTTCACACAAGAAATAAAACTCTCCCAAGATTTAGGAGAGCAGATGTACAGAGAAACTACTATGTTTATCGTGTAGAAACCATCAGACCATACATCTTTAATGTTCAGGATGGTGTTTTCTATCTCTATGTTATGAATGCTGGCAACTCTTTGCCACAAGAGTTCACTGTTGATAAGTTTAGTCAAAGTGTTACCAATCTTTATCCCCAATTAGATAGAGATAATCACGAGGATAACCCAGATGCAGCAGTATCTTTTGCAAAGAGAGAACCCATTGGTCAGGTTGTTACTAATGATCTGAAGAGAAGTCTTACAAGAGAAACTGTTGATGGATATTTTGAAACCTTTGCACATGGTCTGAAGATTACTAATTCTGTTGACAGTGGAACCACTGCAACACTTACCTTTGATACTGAGCACCAACTGAATGGTGTCCGTTCATATGATACTTTAGATGGTGGATCAGGTCACGCTGATGGTACATATTCCAACGTAAAACTACTTAACAATAGTTCCTTTGCTTGGGATGGTGCAACTGCTGAATGTACTGTTAGTGGTGGTGCTGTTACTGCGGCTACGATCACTGAGGGTGGATCTGGATATTCTGCTGGCGAAACCTTGTTCTTTGATAGTGCCACGATTGGTGGTACTAATCAAGCACACATTGATATTGTTGCCTCTGGTATTTCAACAGCAACTGACAACTATGTTCAGGTTACTGGTATTGGAACAGCACAAGATGTTTATTGCAGAATTACATCAGTTCCTGGAACTAAACAGATTGGTGTTATCAAAACCAACTCTGATCCTAGAATTAATGTAGGACAATATGTTATTAACGCTGGTCGTGTTGCAACAGTAACAGGCACACCAACGACTAGCACTAATGCAACCACAAATGTAATCACAACAACGATTACCACCACACAGGGTCACGGTTTACTTGCAGGTAATAGAGTTACCATAAGAAATGCAAGTGATGCTAACCTTGGTGAGTTTGTTATTAATTCTGTACCTACTCCAACAACTTTCACTGTTCAAACTAAGACTGCAATCACAGCACCTAAGTATGTTCTGAAGCATATCTTAGATGCACAAAACGCTAGTGCAAACAGTGCAAGTGAAAATCTTGGTGTAAGAGGGTCTGCAATCTATGACAATGAAGTTCTCCTTCTGGAGGGTAATGCAAATGGAGCAGATGTTACCACTGAAGATCAATTAAAGGTTCAACTTCCTACAAATCTTGCAGACTCCTTGATTCCAGCAAGATTCCCACTTGGATGTTACATTCAGGTAGGAAACGAGATTATGCGTGTTAAGAGTTCCTCTCTGAGTGGAGCAGGGAACAATCTTATGTCAGTGATTCGTGGTTCTATGGGAACCGTGATTGAATCTCATAAGGTTGGAACTCTTATCAAGAAGATCAAGCTTGATCCCATTGCACTTCACAGACCATCCATTCTTCGTGCTTCTGGTCATACCTTTGAATATCTTGGTTATGGACCTGGTAACTACTCAACTGGTTTACCACAGGTTCAGGTAAGAACTCTCTCCGAAACTGAAGAGTTCTTAGTACAGGCACAAGAAACTTCTTGTGGTACTGTTCTCTACACCGGTATGGATAGTGATGGTGACTTCTACATCGGAAACACCAAGTATTCTGCACAATCTGGTGAGCAAACCACATTCGATGTTCCAACACCAACTGTAACTGGTGAAGATCCTAACAGACTCTCTGTTGTATTCGACGAAGTTATTGTTAAGGAAAGAATCCTGGTTGAGGGTGGCACATCAGGTCAGATCCTTTCACAGTTTGATGGTCCTGTAACCTTCAACGGTGATGTCAGAATGAACAGACAACTCATTCTTAATAATAATCTGAGAGTTGTTGGTAAGGTTGACTTCACAAACTCAAATCGTGCTGAAGATGCAACTGATAAGAACGCAGCACTCAGGGTTGCTGGTGGTGTTGCAATCGGTAGAAACTTAATTGTCGGTGAAGAAGTTGACATTAAAACAAATCTGAATGTTGTTGGTATCTCTACATTTAATGGTGATCTAGATGTTAATGCTAACATTGATCTAGGTGATGATAATAAGATAATACTTGGTAATGATGATGATTTTGAAATTTACCACACTGGGTCTAATGGTAACACTTATTTCAAAGATAACAACACCACTGGCGGCACAATTTTCTTAACCAATCATTTCATTGGAAGAAATGCTGCTGATACAGAAACTACATTTGAGGCCATGCAAGATGGTCCATTCAAAGCATATTTTAATGGTACCAATAGATTTGAAACCACATCTACTGGTGTTCAGATTAATACTGCTTCCAACGGTAATCTTGTAATTACTGATGGTGGAACTTCTGGTGGTCTCATTGTAAATGGTGATGCTAGAATTGAGGATAATCTTACTGTAAATGAGACTGCTAACTTTGCTGGCAATACTGTTCAAATTACCAGTAATACTGTTACCGCTACCAACTTTAGAGGAAGAGCAGATGATACAGACAATGTAAGAGTTGATAGTGGAACTGGTCAAATTGTTATGGTCGATGGAACTGGTTCCAGTCGAAGACTTGAAACAAGTGGTGACATCACATATAACGGATCTCAACTTTCTGTTTCAGGTAAAGGTAGATTTACCGATGATGTTATTGCATTTGCGTCTGATGATCGCTTGAAGACCAATAAGGTTGCACTTACTGGAGCTCTTGATAAGATTTGTTCACTTAATGGTTTCACATTTAACTTTAATGAGACAGCAGGTGAACTAGGATTCAATACCGATCATACATACGTTGGTGTTTCTGCACAGGATGTTCAAAAAGTTCTTCCTGAAGCAGTATATCCTGCACCAGCAAGTGATAAGTACATTACTGTTCAATATGAGAAGATTGTCCCACTCCTGATTGAGGCAATCAAGGAACTCTCCGATAAAGTTTCTGCTCTTGAAGATAAACTAAATAACTAAAAAGCATCAAGAGATGGCGAATTATAACAAGCAGTTTAATTTTCGTAATGGTGTCCAGGTTGATGATGATAATCTGGTAGTAAACGCTGTAGGTTTGGTTGGAATCGGTACTACGGTTCCAACTGAAAATTTGGACGTTCGTGGAAACGTGAAAGCAACTGGATTTTCCAGTGCAACTTCATCATTCACAAACTTATTGACTGTTTTTGATTCTGCTGGAATTGGGACAATCAATCTTGGAACACAGTTAGTTGGTGCCGGAGTAAGTATAAGAAACGGTATTATTACTGCTGCCGATTCTAATACAGGAATTGTCACTTTCTATGGTGATGCTAGATTCCTTCAAGGGATGCCAACATCACAGTGGACTGATATTGATGCTGGTTTAGGATTTACAAGTATATACAACAGAGGATTTGTTGGTGTTGCAACTGATGATCCTAGATTCACTTTACAAATTGGTGGTGTAACAGAAACCACTTTAGCAGGATTTGGGACCGGTGTTGGTATAAGTTCTGTAGGTAATGTCTTGATTAGTGGTATTACCACATCAGGCACATTTGTTGGTATTGGATCCGAACTTCAAGATCTTGATGCAAGTAGAATAACTTATGGAACTATTGGAACAGAAAGACTTCCAATCGTCCCTAATGATAGATTACCATCAGATTTAATTTTTACTGGTGTAATAACTGCAACATCATTTACGGGTGATATTACCGGAAATGTAACAGGAGACCTGGTTGGTGACGTAACTGGAACCGCATCAACCGCATTAAGTTTAAGTGGAACACCAAACGTTATTGTTGGTATTTTAACTGCAAATGCTGTTGCAGCATCTAGCTTTATTGGTGGTATTACTGGCGATGTTACAGGTAATTTGACAGGAACTGCAACTACAGCAGCATCACTTACATCAACGGCAGATGTTGATATTGCTGATCTTACTGTTGGTGTTGCTTCAGTTACTTCCTCTATTGGTGTTGGAACAGATTATAAAACTGGATTTGTAGCGATTGGTGATAGCACCGCTAATGGCAATGATCTCTTTATCAACAGAGCGGGTGCTGAGGCTACAAATGCAAAAGTTCAACTATTAAGCAATTTAGGAGAAACAACAGTTACTATTGGATCTTCAGAAAATGCTCTTGGAGTAAATGGTCAGTTAAGATATGGAAATAGAAATCCTGGATTTGATTATAGCACTCCAAATTCTTTTGATATTATAAACTATGGTGATGGAAATATCAACACATATTTACAAGCAGGATCAGTTGGAATAAACACAGGATCTATCTATTGGCACGATAGAAGTGATGTAATGATGGTCCTTACCTATGAAGGTAACTTAGGTATAGGACTGACAGATCCAGTTCATAGGTTAAGTGTTCTGGGTATATCCACATTCACTGGAAATGCTCACTTTAATGGTGATATAACAATCGATGGTAACATTAATGTTCCATCTATTACCGCAGATGTCACTGGTAATGTAACAGGTGATCTCACTGGTAATGTAGATGGATCTGCTGGTATTTCAACTTTCAACACTGCATCAGTTACTCAAACAATAACAGCAGGTCAAATTGGTATCAGTACAGATCCTACAGGATTAAATAGGAGATTTGCTGTTAATACTGGAAATACTTCTTTCATTGTTGATAGTAGTGGAAGACTTGGTGTTAGAACTGATTTGAGTGGAACACCAGTTGAAGGTATAAATGCACCACAAGCTTCTGTTGTTTGTGCATCTATCGGACTTGCTACCGATAGATTCAATGCAGCAAATTCTTGTGCGGTTGATTTTGGTCAAGTTGGATCTGGATTTACTGCTTTCACACCTATTACAAATAGAGAATTTATGAGAGTTCCAAGAGTAACTGCTGCACAGATAGCAGCATTTACTGGACTTCTTGGTGGTGAAATTGTTTATGACATAGACAATAATGTTCACAAAGGATACAACGGTACAACCTGGAATAACCTCTACTGATAACTGATATGGCAATCAAAAACGCAGGATCTTCTTTAAGATTTTCAGAAATAGAATCTGAGTTTGGAAGAAACGGCAAACGTAGTCTTGGTGACTATCGTGTTAGTGATGATTTTGCTAATCAAAGAGGAGGAGCCGCTGTTGCTGTAGGAAATATGCCATTAGATGATGGTATTCCTCAATCAGGTGAAATTAAGTTCAGCGACTTTTACAATAAACGCTTGAATGTTATTGTTGACTATTATTCTAGAACTGAAAGAACAAGAGTTGATGCTAGAAGAAAATGGAATAACAGACCTCAAGATACTAGATGTGTAGGTGGATTTAGGACTAGACCTGCAAATTCTTCTGGAACTAAGGTTATATTACATGTGAATGATACTATAAAATCAGAAAAAGATAATAATAGAAGAAAAGTTGCTTTTAGAACAGGCAGTTGGAATGGTGGAACCGATTTGCGTATTGACGTTGGTGATGCTGGAAAAATTTTAGGTGCTGGTGGTGATGGTGGAAAAGGTGCTGATAATGAAAATGAAAGAGGTGGAGACGGAAAAAATGGAAATAGTGGTTTAGGTCTTGCATATCCTGCAACCATCAGAGTTTTTAGTGGTGGAGTTATCGCTGGTGGTGGCGGCGGTGGAGGAGGAGGCGGTGGTGCCTACGATACCGATAAAAATGATGATGAGTTAGCGTCTGGTGGTGGAGGCGGTGGTGGTGCCGGTAGACCAGCAGGTTCTGGTGGAAGAAAGGGAGATAGTTGGGAAGCAGACGGTCAACCAGGTAGTAATGGAAGTGATTATGGTGGTGGTTCCGGTGGAGCTGGTGGAGATGAAGAGGAAGCGATAGGTGGTCGCGGCGGACGTGGAGGTAATAGTGGAGAAAATGGTGAAAGTGGTGAAAGAGGAAGTGGTGAAAAGAGATCAGGGGGTGGTAGTGGAGGAAAACATGGTTATTGGTTAGTTACTGGTGGAAACTCATACAATCTGGCGTTAAATCAAGGCACTACTGCTGGTGGAACTAACGGAGGAGGATATTCATAATCTCTTATAACTAGATTATATAACTTGACTTTATTATGGAAGATTTCATTCAAATTTATGATGATGCAATTCCAGAAAATCACTGCGAATGTTTAATCAACTTCATTGATAAACTTGAAGAATGTGATTCGATGAGAAGTTCTGGGGTGAAGAAGCATTTAACAGATCATAAAGCATTTAACGCATCTCATAATTATCACACAACCTCTGGATCTTGGTTAGGATCAAATTTTCTACCTTATATTCAAGAACCAGTAAATGAGTATCTAAACAAATATACTGTCTTCGGTGAAGCAAAGTTTTTGTTATATGATGTAAAAGCAAAAAAGATTCCTATTGGTGGTGGTTTCCATAACTGGCACTATGAGAACTCTAGAATACCTTACTGTACTAGACAATTTGTGGTGCAGGCATATCTCAATGATGAGTTTGATGGTGGAGAGACAGAATTTTTGTATATGAATAAAAGAATAAGTGCTAAACAAGGGAGAATTATAATTTTTCCAGCAGGATTCACTCATACACATAGAGGAAATCCACCAATAGGTGGAGAAAAATATATTGCAACTTCTTGGGGTATGTTACAAGCAACGGAAGATGATTTATGATTGAACGTAATGTTGAATTTGAAACGATTATACAGGTTGATGTAATTAAAGGTAAAATTTTTACAGAAATTGATTCTCTTCTAGAAATTGTACTAGACAACTCTAATAGAAAACTTTCTCATGAAATACTGAGTAGTAGAAATGAAGATACTCATTGTCCAGAAAACGAATTTGTAGATGAAATTATTGCTGAGATGAAAGAAGATTTCAAATCAGCAACAGGACAAGATATTGAATGTATTGGATATTGGGGTCACATTCATGAGCATAATATGAGTACGAACACTCATAATCATGGTAATGCATATGTCTCAGCAGTATTATATCTCTCTGTTCCTAAAGGTTCTGGTAGTCTAGTATTTGTACCAAGACTCAATCAATATGATAATTCGATGTACAAGTCTTCAATATCACCAGAAAAAGGTTCTTACTATATGTTCCCAGGATACCTTGATCATTATGTAACTAGAAATCAATCACAAGAAAGAAGAGTTTCTATTTCATTTAACTTCGACAAATTATGATTGTATTAGATAATGTAATTCATGAAGATGTATTTGAGAAATGTAAGAAAAATCTTTTAGGATCACTTAAAGAGTCAACAAGAGAAATATGGTTTGATTTGGATACTGAATTCATCTATAGTGACTTTTGTCTTTCACTGATAAATCTTGCCAATTCTTATTATGATTTGTCATCATGTGATGGATATGAATTTTGGGCACATAAGAATACAAAACCACCAAGATGGCATATAGATTGTGATGAAAGGCGAAAGCAACAAGATAATCTGATGACATTTCCACTATGTTCTATTGTTTTTTATCCATTTGTTGGTGATATTACTGGAGGAGAATTATTCATATCCCATGACGATACCGTGAAGTCACATTCAGACTACAAAACCTTCAAAGATACACAACAATATCACATGGAAGAGAATCCAACTTTTGACACGATCATACCTAAAACAAATAGGGTGGTGATCTTTTCACCAGGAAAATTTCATATGGTCAATAAGTTTCAAGGTGAACGATATTCATTCGTTATAAATCCTTGGGACAGTAGTAAATATATGTACCCAGAAACTACACTATGAAAATACTAATAAAGATTGAAGAGTATCTTCCAGAAACACAACAAATAATTGTGAAATTTTGTAGTTCACAATCAGAAAAATCTATTGATGATGTTCAATCACTTGTAATCGACTTAGATAAACTAGAACTTTTCGACACTGAATTGTTTTTAGAATCTTTAGCATTACACGGTCAACAGATAATAGACAGGTATAAACAACTTCAATTTGGTGAGGATATAGAAAATGGTCCTTTAGATATTGCAAAATTAGTAGGTAGAACTATAGAGAGACAGCAGTTCCCTAGAAATAAAAAAATGATACCTATGAGGAAAGTTGAATTATGAAATACTTCAAAAAATGTGAAGAGTTTTACATTTGTGGTTCAAAAAATAATAAAAAAGAAGTCTTTGCAGAATCTGGAGATAAATCTTTAACTCTGTTTCAAATCATAGTAAAGGGAAGAGGAAGACTAATTACAACTTTTGATACTACAACTATTGATGGTGGTCAAGGAGATATTGTTGACTGCAAATCTATGATGAGTAAAGATAGAGTTCTTGTATCTGATAAAAATAGTGAAGATTATTATGAAGTTTATGGATTTAATCCTCTAGATCTATCACAAGATTGGGATGCCAAGAAGATAACATCATCTTTCAAAGGAGATAGTAATAGTTGGATTATATGTTTTGATGGTAGTGCAACAATAAATGGGAAGGTAGTCGAAAAGTTTGACTATGCAAAATTAGAAGATAAAGATTATGAGGTTGAAGTTGGTGATGCATTGCTAGGGGTGTTTACAAAACTATGATTACCAAACAAGATCTAAACTCATTATATGAGTGGGCAAGAGATACCGAGTTTCCATTAAGGAATGAACGTATCACATCAAAATATATGGGATATGGTCTTAAAATTTGTTATATCAAAGGTGGAGTTAATTTAATTCAATATCCTAATAAAGAATTATCTAAACCAGTTATTCATATTATTGAGAATGAAGATATTCTTGGTGTTTACTTTTTAAGTTATCCACCAAACATGACTGCTCCAGCACATCGGGATTACAATCCACATCGTCAACCATATCGAAGGATTCAGATACCCACAAAGGTAGAAGATGGTTACATTGAGTGGACTGCTACTGGTGAAAGAGTTTATTGGGAGGAAGGTAAACCAGAAATATTCAATGTAGAAGAAGAGCATCAGGGTGCTAATAATTCTAACACAACAATGGAATTTTTGTATGTCGATATAAAGCTTGACACAATGGTAGAATTTGAGTAGAATACGTTTGTTGCGTTTGAAGGGATGAAAGCTCTAGACTTATTTCCGGTAACAATATACCAGACAGAAGTCCGAAATAATGGTTATTATAAAAACCTTTTGTTACCTAAAATACTAGAGGCATCTGAGTATCTTGAAATACCTGAGGGATGGGATACCAATAAACTCAAAACTTCTTTTGAAGGTGAACCAGAAGGGATGGAAGTCGTTCAAAAGTATAAGTCACTTCTTAAATATGAATATGAAAGTTGTTTGGATGAGATATTTGATAAAGAATATCAGATTCAACTAGTAAATGATAATATATGGTATAATGTATATACTGACGGTGAGTATCAAGAATTACATGATCATATTGGAGAAGCACTGAATCCATTTCATTGGTCTTGTATTCATTTCTTATCCTTTAAGAAAGGAGAGCATAATCCACCTGAGTTCAAAGATCCTATTACACAAATCCGACAGCTAAGTGTTGCTATGGATAGAGAATGGATTGGTGAATACTATGTTCCCCAAATAGAAGAAGGATCATTTTTGATGTTTCCTACATATTTGCAACACCGTGTTTCTCCTTGTCTTAAGACTGACTATCCTAGAGTTACATTTTCATTTAATCTGAGAGTATTACAATATGGAGACCAAAAGTGGAATGGATAATACAATAAACGTTGAAGATAACTTCTTATCTGAAGAGGAACATATTTCTGTTCTTGATTATTGTTTGGATGCCAAATACGCTTATGGTGAATATGATCGTCCTGAGTTGACACCTACAGGTATGATTTCTGAGATTAGTGAGACTGAATATGTGTACCATTTATTTCAGAAAAAGATAAAACCTTTTACCGAAGGTTTAGAACTGGACAGGATGTATATTAACTTGTTTTCTCCATCTGAGAGACCATATTTTCACACTGATAGTGGTGTTCATTCTGATATAACCTTTCTTTACTATCCAAATGACATTTGGAATCTTGATGATGGTGGGGCGACAGAGTTCTATATTGATGGTAACTTTGTAGGTGTTGCCCCTTTACCTAATCGTCTGCTATACTTTAATGCAGATATTCCACACAGGGCAACCACTTTTAGAAGTCGGTATAGATTTACACTCGCTGTAAAATATACTGATCCAAATGGATTGATCAATCCTACTGATTGTTGATGAAGAAATTTACTCTTGCTATTGGTAATCCACCTTACGGTGTTGGTGGGAATCTTGCGATTAGATTCTTGAATAAAACATCAGAAGTTACTGATGATATTCGTTTTGTGTTGCCAACGTCTGTACGCAAACCATCATCACTCAATAAGATTGTAGGGCACCTACATTGTGTTGTTGATGAAGATCTAGATTCGACAACTTTCCCAGGTGGTATCAATGCTGTGAAGCAACACTGGAAAGTAAAAAACTCATCGAGATTTGAAATAGGTGTGGGTGAGATACCTATGATGAGTGAACATCCAGACTTTGAGTTTCTTCCCTACGAAAACAGAGCAGAAGCAAATGTTTTTGTTGGTGAATATGGTTGTGGACCTAGTGGTAGAGTAAAAACAGAAAACTTCGTCCACTATGCAAAGGGACATCATTTTTTGCGCTGTCGAGATTTGAAAGTTGTAGAAGATATGGTAGAATTTGCAGATAAGTTTCGTGCTGCTGCATCACAATGCAACGGCAGGTATCATTTTGGTAAGAATGATTTGATTACTACCTATACAAAATGTCTTGAAGAAAAGTATGGCAAAGAACAAGCACAATCAAAAGGTAGGATCTTCGATTGATCGTTCAGATGAACGTATCAAAGAAACTCAAGAAGTTTTCACTCCGATGGAACTTGTTGAGCAGATGATTGATGAGATTGATATTGAACTGCTGAAAGATCCTAACAGCACATTCATCGACAACTCTGCTGGTTGCGGTAACTTTCTTGTTGGATTGAAAAGTCGTCTAGCACAATACCATAGCGAAGAACATATCTTAGAGAATATGTTGTATGCCGTGGAAATGATGCAGGACAATCATACGGAACTGTGTGAGCGGTTGGGTGTACCTGTAACACATCGACATTATGTCTGTGCTGATGCTCTGGAGTATGATTATTCGTTTGATGATGCTGTGGGATTGGAGGACCACGGTCTAGGAGTGATCCCCAAACCTACAGGAGAGGTTCCAGCGCCACCTAGCAAGGATCCGAGCGAAGCAAGGTTAGATAAGTTCTTCTAATCATACGGGGGGTTGACAGGGCAGCGGATTCATCGTATATTGCATTTGTGGTTGAGGGATTCCTCGCTGCATTGCACACTGCATAACTGGACAATCAAATGACTGAAAAAGGTTTCGGAATCAACATTCCCGAAAATTACGTTCCGCATCCCAATACTGCGGAAGAATGTCAAGAAATGGTTGGTGATGTTCGTTCTTACAAACGACCCACCTATGCTTCTTGTAAATATCTCTACACCACTTTTGTGGAAGTTAAAGATATTCGTATCAAGAAAAATGTTGGACGTAAGCGTGGCAATGATGCCCGCGTTCTTGACACCGTAGGGAAATCCCTTGAGAAGGGATACAAAGTAGGCAAACTTCCTGCCGTAATGCTTCGGAAGGAAAATGGTGAACTTGAAGACTTCCTGATTAACGGCAATCACCGTTGGTTGTGGTACTCTGCTAATGGGTACAAATATATGCTCGTTGATGTTTATGATGTCAACGAAGGATATGATGAAGGTGATGTTATGGATGAAGTTGGTTTGCTCTGGCAACCACAACCTGATGGTACTTCTTCCAACTATGATGACTACAAGGCACGGGGACTTGCCTGGGTTAAGCGTCAACAAGAGAAGGGTATTGATGTTACCCAACAGATGATTGACGAATGGGTTGAAACGTTTGCAGTTCATGAAACTGCACTTACACGACACAACTTGAAGAAGAACATCTTCAACGTTGAGGTGAAAGATTCGTTCCTGACGAATTACACTCGCCCACAAGTTGTTCGTTTCTTCAAAGGATGCAACTTCACCATTCTTGATGGTGGTGTTCAAGTTAAGACTAAAATTGTTGATCGTTTGTTTGAGGCAAGTCAAAAAGTTTGGTTGCGTGATTTTCTTCCTACTTTCTTCGCAAATGCTGCAAAAGGTATTAAGACACGTTTGAACTTCTATGTGAACACTACCAATATCAACACTGCTGATGAGATTGAACTTCTCATCAACAACCGATTGGACGAACTTGATAGTATCTTTGACAATCTGAGTACATTTTACTCTGATGAAGATGGTGAACCTCTTGTTGAGAAAAACCTCCGTGAATATCTTATTCTTGGTTCCCGCCCACCTCAAATTGTTGATACCGATTGCTATGATGAATTGATCCCGATTCGCAATACCAAGAAAGTTCAAGAACCTGTTAAGTATGAGTCAGTAAATCTTCTGGAACTTACTTATCAGATTCTCACTCAGAATTTCGAGGTGAATGAAGACTTTACTGCACAACAAGCGTATGATGCTATTCGCACCTATCGCTTCGCTTTGAGTCAATTTAAGAGTGAGAAAAGCTATCGCGGTACAATCCTTGCAGAATTGCAAGCGTTGCGTGATGATGGACGGATTCACTTCTACCCAAACCAGCGTGGCACCTATTGCCGCTTGCGCTGAGGTCCAATCGACGCACCGTCCACTGGGTTTCCTGGTGGGCGGTTTTCTGCTATAATATATCCATACTGAACAGGACACACTTGATCACCCTTCGCCCCCACCAGCAGGAAGCACTGGAAGCGATGCAGCAGCACGACAAGGGTCAAGTCATCATCCCCACGGGTGGTGGTAAGACTCTGTGTATGATCAACGATGCTAAGCAACAGTTTGATCAGGTTGGTTCTACCACCATTGTTGTTGTTGCTCCTCGTATTCTGCTTGCAGAACAACTCTGTAAGGAGTTTCTGGAGGTTATTGACAACGCTGCTGTTTATCACGTTCACAGTGGTGAAACTGAGCACTTCAGCAGTACAAAACCTGCACTGATTGCCAACTGGCATCGTCAAGCATATCGCAATCAACTGATCTTCACTACCTATCACTCCCTGCATCGTGTTCAGGAGAGTGGTATTCACATCGACACGATTTATTTTGATGAAGCGCACAATTCTGTCCAGCGTAATTTCTTCCCTGCCACTGAACATTTTTCTGCTGACGCTGACCGCTGCTATTTTTTCACTGCTACTCCTAAACACTCTCTTACCATCTTCAAACCTGGGATGAATGATCCTGCCGTTTATGGGCAGGTTATCTGCACAGTTCGTGCTCCACATTTGGTTGAAGAGGGTTACATTCTTCCTCCCAAAGTTGTTGTGAAGGAACTTCCTCGTGGTGAGTATCAGCAATCTGATTGCCAGAACCTGCTTGAAACTATTGATGACAATGAACCTGGCAAAATTCTGATTGCTGCACGTTCTACCAAGCAAATTATGCGCTTGGTTTCTGACAGTGACTTCTGTGTTGAACTTCAATCCCGAGGTTACAACTGGATGCTGATTACATCTAAGACTGGTGCAATCATCAATGGACAGAAAGTTACCCGTGAAGAGTTCTTCAAAACTCTGAACGCTTGGGGTGAAAGTGATGAGCGGTTTGTTGTTATGCACCACTCTATTCTCTCTGAGGGTATCAATGTCAAGGGTTTGGATGCTGTGTTGTTTATGCGAAACATGGACTACATTGGTATCTCCCAATCTATCGGGCGTGTGATTCGCCTGGGTGGCGCTCAGAAAACCTTCGGGTTGGTTTGTGTTCCAGTTTATGATAGAGTGGGTGTAGGCACCGCCAGAAGCGTTCAGGCGGTTGTTGACACTGTGTTCCAGCAGGGTGAACCTGC